GGTCAATTCCGGTGTGATGTTCATTGAATCTCTCAAGCCTTCTTCCGGAGAATACACTTTGCGGGCTTTCAGCGTGCCGAAGTCGGCTACAAACAAGAAGAGCCGGAGCTTTGAAAACATGTCCCTTCCCCAGTTGGCCGCTACTGTAGCCCGGGACAACAAACTTTCCGTGAAAAATTACGGCGTGAGCGATATCAAATACCCGTATGTACAGCAGCGTGGGAAGTCTGATTTGGCTTTCTTGCACGAACGGTGCAAGTTTGCCGGGGCATCTTTCCTTGTCTATGACAAAACGCTGTGCCTATATGATGAGAAGACCATGGAGAACCGGGACTGTGCCAAGATTTTGACATTGGGGCCGACCGTAGAGACCAAGTTCACGGATGACGCCCATACGGCCTACAGCTCTGCCAAGATACGGAATTCCTCTTTTACCGGAACCGGCGCAGATGGAGATGTGAAAACGGGGAAGGAACTGGTCACGACCATTTCCGAAATGGCATCTACTCAGGCTGTCGCCAACCGGATATCCCAGGCCATTCTCCGGGATGCCAATAAGAAGAGCCGCCGTGGGGAGGTGTGCATGAACACGCAACGGGAGTTGGCAGCTGGAAGCGTTGTCCAGATTATTGCCAACGGATGGATGGGACCTGCCTTTATTTACCGTTGTCGCCACGACCTGAAAGCCAAGAAGACGCGTTTCTGGATCAGGAAACCTCTCTCATATTGACGACTATGAACGTACAGAAGGGAAAAATCCACAGTATTATTGATGGCAGGAAGGCCCGTTGCGTGCCTGATAATGATCCTGGCATTGTGACTCATGAACTGGTGATTCCGTTTTACTGGCGAGAGACGATGGGGAATATCCGCGTTGGAGAATCCGTCTATTATCTGGAAGATGAATCCATGGGAGGATACGTCATAGGAAGATGTGACGGTGAATGGGACGGAACCATCCGGGGAAGTCTGACGGTGATGGAGGATGTGACCGGAAAAGGTGTCAGTCTGGCCGAACATACGCATACGGATTCCCAAAATGGAGAGACTACATCTCCGAAATAGATTACATTACTTATCTTTTTTAGAT